CTTGTAGATCCATTAGTGACTCCTATTCCACATAAAGTTATACTTGCATTAACTGTATTACTAACAATACCTTGAGTTGTGTTACACTGATAAACACTTCCTGACACATGCATTATATTAGTGATACCATTGGTTCCAGAAGAACCTTGGTTTATGGTCACTGTACCTCCAGATATTGTATTCCAAGCAGGAGCACCAAAAGTATCTATTCTTATTTGAAAAGTAAATGCAAATGAAGGTCCTGTAGAAACAGATTGTATCTCTCCAACATAACTGTATGGAGTAAAAGCAACTGGAGCTGTTGTTGTTGTAGTTGTAGTTACTGGTCCACCACAACATTCTATATAATTGAATGATAAATCAAAACTTTGTCCACTACTACCAGAATAAGTCAAATCAGTAATAAAACAAGGATTGATAAGATTGTTACCAGACAAAGTGTAACTTCTAAAACCTATAGTACCATAGTTGCTATTGTTGTTGTTCTGAACATTTTGCATGTGAATATTATTTACACCATAGTGTAAAAGATTTGGATTAAATCTGTTTGTAACCATAAGATTTAAAGGACATGCAAAGTCAGGAGCAGTTACAGTAAGTGCTGGATTAGTACTACCTATAAAAAGACCTCCTAATTGTGTATCAGCATTTAAATTAACTATACCAATAGAGGTACCATTAAGAATAATATCAAAATTATCATCCCTAGAAGCATTTTGGTTACAAATTTGGAAAACTAACACTTGACCAGGACATGTAGGTATTGGTGGTGCAGTAGTCAAAGTAGTAGTAGTTGTTACAGGTAAAGGTACAACAGGTACATCTAAATAATTAGTACAGGCTCCAACAGACTTAGCTCTAATGATTGTTGTTCCATCAGGAGCAGTTGTAGAAAATCCAGCTAATAACTGAGCACTAGTAACACCTACTGCAAAAGCATTAGAGTAACCATCCCCATTTCCATAGAGATTAAAAGGACCAGCATCTGAACCTACTGTTGTAAATTGTATATAAACTGTCATGATTATCTTTTTAATTGTGCTTTCAAATCATCTATCTCTGCTTTCAATTCTTGAATTGCTTTTGTTAAGATAGGAATAATAGAAACATAATCTAAATTTTTAAAGTCTTCTATATCTAAATCAGGATGTTTTTCTATAGTAACTAATTGAGGAAGAACTTTTTCAACCTCCTGCGCAACAAAACCAAGATTATCTTTTGTTCCAGAATCAGTTCTATCAAAGATAACAGGATTAAGTTTTAATACTATATCTAAGCCATTTTCTATTGGTTTAATGTTTTCCTTAACTCTTATATCAGATATGTTAGATAAAGTACCAGAGTACTGCAAGTTACCAGCAACCTGTAAAGCTAACACAGCTCCACCAGGACCTATAGTGAATGCTCCTCCTAATTTGTTAAGTCTACATGCAAGTACAGCAGAACCAGTAGTACTAGTAGTCTGCATTTGCATAGAACCATCAGAAGTATCACCACCTATTAAGAATGCTCCATAACCAGCACCTAAATTAATAGCTCCACTATCAAAAAAACCTTGTGTAGTTCCAGGACCTCCTGCAATACCTGTAACTCTAAAAGCCTGTGTTCCTGAGTATTGTACATGAACATGTAATCTAGCAAGTGGATTTGTTAAACCGCCTACACAGACATTTCCATTATTTAAAATATAGATTTTTGGATCAGCATTAACTGCTCCAGCACCAGCAGTATAGATTGCTGTATAATCATAACTACCATTATAACTAGCTTCAACAACTTTACTATAAGCATTACCTTCAGCCAATAAAGCACTTCCAAAACCAAATCCAACATTTGCAGCAACATGTAATCCTGTTGAATTAACAAGCATTCTTTGAACTGGAGGACTTCCTACCCAGAATGCAATTCCAGCTGCAACTGAAGATAAACCTAATCCAACACCTGATTGAGGAAACATCCCATAAGCTAATTCAGCGGGTGGAGTTGTATAACCACCACCAGATAGATTTATAGAATTTGTTGCAGTTAAATGACCATTTATATCAATACCTAATGCTAAAGCAGGAGTTGTACCTCCTTTAGAAACATTAAAATTATAACCATGATATGAATTTATTGCGAATCTATCACCAAAAGGCATTTCTAAAGTTCCAAAAGTTCCTGAAGCAGGAGCTGCACCAAAAGAAAGTAATGGATTATCCCCTGTAGTATACCCACCAGAAGCACCACGTATTCTTAAAGAACTTCCAAAAGAACCTTGTGCTTGACTAGTAAATGAACCATCAGCTCTAAATCTCCATCTTCTAATAGGAGTACCATCACCTGAAATTTGAATAACAGCTTCTCCAGAAGAACTATAATCTCCGACAGGTCTCATATAACCAAAAGAAGGCATATTAGTATAACCAACACCTGCTATCATGTTATATCCTGTTATCATAGGATAATAATTGACATCTGATTGAGCCATACTATTAAAAGTAACAGCAATACTAGAACTACCTGTAACATTATCATCTATAGTACCAACAGGAGTATCATCTGCACCAGGAGCAGGAACAGTTATTTGCCCACCAAACCAACTAGCTCCTTGAACACGTAGTCTATTACCATCATCAACAGTAGATCCTATTAATACATTACCATTAGAAGTAATTCTCATTATTTCAGCTCCATTACATTGAAATCTAAAAGAATCAGAAGGTCTATCATGAGCTAAATACCAAGTTCCTTGTCCACCATTTTCAAATGATATAATACTACTTCCAGATGTTACAGTTGCTACTTTTATAGACGTATCACCTATACCAGATACATGAAGTTTTTCATTAGGACTAATAGTTCCTATACCAACGTTACCATTAGGTGTAATTCTAACTCTTTCAGTAATAGCTGTACTTCCTCCTGTTTCATAAACAGTTGAAAAAGCCATACCAATATCATAACTACCTGCTCCCCTAACAATATTTATTGAAGCATATCTATCACTTCTATCACTTTGTAATGAAATTATAGGTGTTGATGAATCATTAGTTCCTACATTTGATTGAACTGATAATTTTAATGGAGGTGTAATAGTTCCTATTCCTACATTACCATTGTTTAAAATCATTATTTTAGGGTCAGCATTAGCTATTCCTCCCCCTGCTGTATAAATTGCGGTATAATCAATACCATTAAAACTAGATTCAATAAGCTTATCATAAGCGTTTCCTCTTGCTCTTATGCAATTACCAAAACTAAAAGCAATATCCCCATAAACATCAAGAGTATAAATTGGGTCAGTTCTATTAATTGCTAATCTATTATTTGTATCATCCCAAATAAACCCAGCATCACCAGCCTGTACACTAGGACCACTCCAGAATGAAACCTGTCCTGCAGCACCTGTACCAGTTACACTTCCACCACCTCCAGTAGATACACTACCATCGGCCATTAAGTATTGAGCAGCAGTACCACCTGCTTTAACAAACTTTTGTCCAAAAACATCACCAATATCAGAAACGTTAAATAGAGAGTTATTGGTGCCCTGTGTGGTAAGATTGTAAGCAAAGTTACCATTAACCTCTGGTCTTTTAAGATAGCGGAAGCCTGAATTACCAGTTCCTGTGTCAAATCTTATCAAGACTCCTGCACTATTATTACTATTTCCTAGAACAGTTATAGCAGAAGTTATCCCAAAGTCAGGACCAGGATAAGAAGTTCCATTCATTCTTACTAATAGACCATCTGGATATTGAGTTACACCTGCAGGCATAACAATCTCTACACCAGTGTTATCTACATCAGGAGTTACTTTTAATTTTGAGGAAGCAGATGAAGCTCCACCAATACCAGTATTACCAGTATCAAGAACCTCAAACTTAGTATTACCAGTACCTCTTCTACCTCTAATTATAGTATTATTTGTAGAAGTTGCTCTAAAGTAAGCATCAAAAGCAATTGAATTAGTAGCATCAGCAGATAAACTTTCATTATTTGTTACACCAACACCAACATTATGATTACCCACCATCTGAGCATAAAGCCCTGATACATTATTAACTGAAGTTCCATTATGTCCTCTTGTATAAGTAGATATAGCATCAGGTACTCCTCCTGTTGGAGAGTTATCCACTAGAGGCATATCTAAAACAAAACCAGTAGTATTAACTAGGGGTACTAATTTTACTCTCTCTGATCCAAATGTACTTGTTCCAATACCAAAGTGAATACCATCATCATATAGTATGCCAGTTGTTAGAGTAGAAACACTATTCCATCTAGCCACATAGTTTGGTACACCACCACCTACTACATCAACATCAGCAGGAGGTCTTGTCCATACAGTGGCATTTCTATAGACTCTATCTCCTATTGCCCATGGAGTTATACCATCCAAAGATGTAGCTCCAGCAACATTAACTATATAAAGATCTCCTTGAGTACCAGAACCATCTGATAAGGCAGGGATATTTGCATTGGCATCCCATAATCCCAAGTATCTAACTCCACCTACTAGAGCATTGATTTGATTTTGTGCTTTACCAAAAGCCTGAAGTATGGTATCTGTAGCAATTATACCACCACCAACAACAGTAAATCCTGTTAACACTTTACCTGTAACAGCATCATTAACTAGAGTAGGATTAGGATATGTCCCTGCTAACTCTCCTCCTGCAGCAATACCAGCAATAGAGGTTAAATATGTATTAGTGTCTAGAGTCCATGTATCAAGTCCAGTTTTATAAAGGAAACCAAGATTACCTGCCAAAGCATCTATAGCAGTTAAATCTGCAGATAGAGGCTGCCCACCTAAACCAGCTAAGGTATAAGTAGGAACATTTAATGTTGGACTAACAAAGGTGGCAGGGCCACTATTACCAGCAACAGTAAGGATTAAATTATCTTGTTTAAGAGCAAGTGCAGCATTGATAGCACTTGAACTAGCTTGTAATGCATCATAAACAGCATCTGAACTTGGAGCATGTGTTGTATCTCCATCAGTGATGAATTGAGTCAAAACAGTAGATACACCAGAAGCTTTAATAATTAAATCAGCATCAGCTGTTCCAGGACTAAACCAATATTCAGTATTACCAACTAAGAAAGTCTGACCAACATATCTAGCCGCTAGAACTATCTCACTAAGTATCTGTGCAGTTGAGGCATAAACAAGTCCAGCCACATTGTAGTATCTAGCTATTTCTGGTTGAGGATTTAGGGTTAGTAAACCTCCAGGGAGTTGTAAGGAAGCACTCATATTATGTGGTTGTTATGGAAAGATTAGCACTAGTTGTATAAGGAATAGCATTGGTATACTGATACATGTTGTAATTTCTTGGAGTTCCTCCAGCATCATTTATAGTGATAGGAGATAAAATAAAGCTTGGTGTAATGTTTGTATTTGCATTTGTCAAATCTATAACACTCGATATTGTAACTCCTGGAGGTAACAAGACAATGAATCTGTTTTGCACTGTTCCTGTTTGTAGTAAAAATGTATTGCTTCCTGGAGTCTTAAATGCACTGTTAGGTAAAGCTAAAGCATATGCTCTATTTCCTGCGCCATCCAAAGGATTTACAGGATAAGCAGCAACAGGAGCCCACCATCTCACATATCTAGCTGTAACTACAAAGTTACCACTATTTATAGCACTAACTGGAGAAGTATTGTTTGCAATACCTTTCCATGACTGAGTAGCACCATCAGCATTTAACTGAATTGTTGTTATTGTTTGAGATTGAGCACCATCATTAGGAGTTCCTGACAGTAAGAAAGCACTGGCTGTATTATCATATAGATCTATTGTTGGTACAATTCCAGAGTAAGGATTGATAGACCATACAAATGGTTTTACCCCTGACAATGTAGTACCAGTTTCAATAGTAGTAGCCTGCCCAGTTACTGAGAAAAATGTAAATGCAGGATAGATGTATTCCAAAGCTATATCTGTTATCACTTGTTGAGCTGTTTTTCCAATTGCTGGTATAGATTGACCAGTAGTATATTTACCTAAAGATTTACCTCCTGATAATACTACAGGTATGTCTGCATCAAAGAGTACATTAGCAACTATTGTTGTCAAAGCATCATATACTGCATCACTACTAGGAGCATGCTCTGTATCACCATCAGTAATTGACTGAGTAATAAAGTCATCTATTGTTGATACTGTACCATCTGCCATTAAAAACTCAGTAGGAAGTCCTCCTATCTTAACAAACTTACCTGCAATAACCTGATCATGAAGAATTTGAGTATAGATCAAAGGAGTTATAGATGATACAAACTTGGCGCCTATATCAGTTGCTATATTCCCTGTTATCAATACATTTTGAAGATTCTGAGGAGCTCCAAGAATACAAATCATTGCATCTAGCTTCTGAAGAGCTTCAGTAAAAGTATCATGAGTTTGTATTGTAGAACAAGGTAATGGTGGTCCTGTATAAATTATACTATCAGTACCAATAGTAAAACATTCCTTACTCTGACCAAAAGTAGTAGCATCTATACAGTTTGTACATGGAGTTCCCATTGTTTAGTTTTTAAGGAATGTATATAATATAATTTGTTGAATGAACAGGCTGAATATTATTATGACCCTCTACTGAAGATCCTCCTGTACTTCCAATATTAATAACCACATTTGGGTTTGCTGGATCATTACCATTTCCTTTCAATCCTGTTTTACTTGATGTACTTACTACAGCTGATGTAAAGTTTTTAATACCATAAGCATCTGATCCTGAGGATCCAACCTCCTGATCATAGTTATAAACATTAACAGAGTGAGTATGTCCAGGGTCAGTAATGGTTAACGTAGCAGTATGGTTGTGTAATGGAATTTGTCCAACACTAGTCAAGAAAGCTGTATTAGCTCCTGTTTTTGTATAAGGGCTGTTCCCATCATAAGATGGATTACCATCAGCAGGATTTGTAGCAGTTCCATCTGTATATGGGTTACTACCCATAGTGTTTGCTCCTACTAATACTCTACCTCTTAAATCAGGAGTAAGGTTTTGGCCATTACATAGATAGATCTTTGTCCAATCTCCTATCCCTGCTCCAGTAATGTCAAAGACACTCAAAGGACCAAAGTAAGGAACAGCAACAAAAGGAATCATCTTACTGTTTACTATAGTAGAGGAAGGAACACCAGAGATATAATTAGCTATGTAATCATCTATATCAGAGATGAGAACATAGTTAGCTAGTATGTTTGAGACCAACAGAGTTAAAGCTGTATCAACCTCACACAACTTAGTTATTGCTGCCTGTACTATAGCATGAGTTCCTGAAGTGGGATCCACTCCTGATAAACATGTAATAACATAATCAGCCTCTAATGTATTCAATGCTCCTTCTGTATCTGCTACTCTTGTTTCTAGTTCACAGATAGATTGAAGTAAGGCAGAGATTATTTGATTAATTGTAATGTCTCCAGATACAGGAAGATAGTTAGAAACTATAGCACACAAATCTGCTGGATCAATGATAGGGATGATACCTTCTCCTGTCATCAATGTCAAGATTTTATTTATAATCTGGTTCTCAACAACAAGGAGAGAGTCTCCTGTTGCTATTCCCAGCCCAGGAATAGGTACTCCTGTATATTTTACACATTGGTCAGAGATTGTATCTGCACAACCATTAAAGCAATTTGAACATGCCATGATTATTTATTTTTATTTGTTAAACACTACAGTTGAGTATAGAGGTTATAACACCTCCTGTTACAGTAATTATTTGTATATCAGTCACATCTCTAAAATAATCAAAAGAGTATTGTGTAGTAGGATTAATCCAGAAAACACCATTAAATAAAGTTTGACAACTTAAATCTTCCCAGTTCATAAACACCTGTTCTCCTACTGCAATAGTACCATATTGGATTTGCATAGAAGATACATTAAATCCAGAACCTATAGCATCATGAAAACTAGTAAAAGCAGGACAAGCAGCTTCTGGTAAAGCATCACCAAAAGTCCAGATAACATTGTCATTCACAACAGCATTGTATACTATATAACCACTATTCACTCCTACTGGTCTAAAACAAGTAATAGCAGTAGTTGTTGTTGTAGTAGTAGGAACAAATACAATCTCAGGACCACAACACTTATCTTTACTCTTACATCCTAGTGTAATTAGCTTAACCTTACTAGCTATCTTATTGACACTAAATTCATCTGCATACTCAGGATTCACAAGCTTAGCCTGAAGAATTCTTTTATAGTTTAGGAGATCCAGCATCTTCATATACTCCATATGCAAATTTAAGGAGAATACAATGTTATTGTACAGTCCTATACTCATCTCAGCAATCTTACAGTTGATCTCACAGATCAGGGGAAGAATGTCTGCACAAGTTTTACAGTTTGTTATTTTAGGAGATAACATCATTTCTTAGTAGATTCTTGTTGATTTTTCTTGTTTACACATGTTGGGCACAGTCCATTATTCAATTGACAGCTACAGCCCACATTTACGCCACATCCTGCACAAGTTGCCATATTAGTTAAAGTTTACGATGAAATGATTACCAGTACATCCACAATTCTTTTTAAGCAGTGTTTCTAACATAGCATTTGCTTTGTCATAGAGCTTATTGGATTCTATAAGAGCACACTCATTAGCAGCTGCTATAGCACCTTGAATCAATAGATATATTGTATTGAGAGTTACCTTGGCCTGAGTCTTTATGGCATTATCACAAACCATAAAATCTAGGGACATAAATGCTTTATCAAACTTTTCCTGTAGTTGATTCACCCTCATAAAGGCAATAGTTACAAAACTTGTTGCTGAGGGAGCAACAGAATAAGTAAACTCATATAAACCATCAGGAAGATCAGCTATCTCACCAGGAGGTGTAATACCAAATATATCTGAGGTCAATAGATTATAACCCTGTACATTAAAAGGAACAGAGGTGGATAAAAACCCTGGAGCAGTTATTACTAATGTAGGAGAGGTTACAAGAGGGGGCTCCTCAAGATATGCAGTTGCATCAGCTATAAGAATTGATTCAACATCATGAGTATCCAGAACAACTATTTTTAATTTAAGATCAGCCATCTTGTTATAAATAAAAATACCAGAGGACAGAGAATCCTCTCATACCTCTGGTATTGGTTATACAATGCTTCTTTCTTAAGGAATAAGAGTAGAAGTTGTGGTTGTTGTTGAAGCAGGAGCAGCAGTTGTAGTAGATGTTGTAGTGATACAAGCATTTATTGCAACAGCAGCAGTAGCTCCTAAAGCGGCTACAAGGAAGGCATCAATCAAAGCAATTAATGCAGCATCTGCACTATTTACTGCAATGATAGCCATTGAGTCCTCAGGAATGTAATCACCCCAGTTGTAAGCATCTTTTGGCAACTCATTGTACTTCAAGTAGTAGGTAGTATAACTTGCACCTGCAACCACGTATGATTCAAAGTTTTGGTTATAACCCGCCATTCTGTACAAGTGTTTCAAATAACCTGCTTGATAGCTGTAGTAATTTTTTTCTAGTTGAGCAATCTCTTCTGAAGTACCTGTTGGGTAAGAAGATCTTTGAGTGATGTTAACATCAGCTACTTCATTACAAGCATCATCCACAATGAAATCAGCAGTAGTAGCAGGACCTTCGTAAACAAAAGTTCTAAACCACATTCTGTCATACTCGTGTGGGAACGCAGCAACATCACAAGGTACACCATATTTAGTTAAAGGTTTCCCTGTGATAACTAATTTAGAGTTTGTACCTGCTCCTACTCTTTGGAAAGTGAAGTAAGAGTTAAAAGAAGAGTTGTCTGAGTTGTTTCCAGGAGCTTGTTCTTGGAATTTAGCAACAAATTCATCTACAAGAGCTGCAGCATTTACATCAGCACATGGATCAGCTCCACAATCACAACACGGTGCTTGTACAGTTACTGATCTAGTCCATCCATTAAAGTACAGTGTGTCAATGTAAGAAGAGTGTGCTCTCAAAGTGATAGTCACAACATCCCCGCATTGAACTGTCCAATTAGAAATCTCAGTGATTTGTACAGCTGCTGTAGGACATCCAACCACTTTGTAAAACTCAGTGATGTTAGAGTTGCAGTTTGCTGTAGCGCATCCTTTGATTTTGTCTGATCTTTTACTTCCTTGCAAATAGGAGTTAGCTCTACCTTGTGCAATGTAGAAGTAAGGAGCTGCAGCAACGTTGGCTGCTGTAGCTACGGTGTAGTCATTTCTGAAAAACCCAAATGCTCCTGCACCTAAGTCCTGAGTACTAACTACTGCAGGAGCTGTCTGAGTAGGAAGTGTTGTGGATCCTGTAGGGACTACGAAGAGCGTGGTTAAAGAAAAATCTGCCATTTTATTTTGATTTAAATTGTTACTTATTCATTTGTTTGAATTCTAGCTTGAGAGGCCATCATTGCTGCTTGGTTCTCAGTGTACTCTGCTAAATTCAATACTGTCAAGTCTAAAAGTTCATCCTCAAGATACAATTCTAATTCACAATTCACATCTTCTGATGGCTCACCGTTAAACTTTATATAACCCTCCTTATCAATGTAGATAGGATATCTCAGGTACATTATGTAAATATCTTTAGGAATGAAAGTTCCATCAGTAAAGATACTAATTTCATCCGAAGAAAGCCAGTTAAATGTTTCCTGATATTCAAAGGATGGTTTGTAATTGTCATTAAGCATTAGGAACTGTAAATCTCCATGCTTAGCCAAATCTTTATTAATCCAGATGATGTGATCTTTACATCTTCCCTTGTCTGCGAGAACATAAGAATCCAAGTATAGCATGTAGCCAGGTCTTAAATCATCTAGGGGGGTAACCCATCTGTTGATGATTGGATCAGCTTCCTTCAATGCAAGCTTACCTTGATCATAGTTAACAACCAGTCTCTCCAGATCCTCATACCTTTTCTTGAAAGAATCCATTCCCATACCAGGAGTTGTACTAAACCCATCTACCTTTTGCTTTATTAACTTAATCTGAGCCTCATTGAGTGCTAGAATCTTGTCTTCTAAAGGAATTTGTTGATGAGAGTTAGAGGATAATTTATTTAGTTTTTGATCGATCTTATACAATAAACTATCTACTGGTATCATGTTCTTGCTTTATTTAAACTTGCACCAGTTAGACTGATGCAAGCTTTTTAGTTTTTAATTTACCCTGAAGAGTCATTAACAAGTCTTGGTTGTCATCATCAATAAGCTGTTTCACTAAAGCTTCTTCATCATCCGCAACTTCAAACTCTCCTTCATATAATTTACCATTAGGTTTCACTCTGTAAATAGCATGAGCTATTGCCTGTTTAACCAAATCCTTAGTGGTAAGTAAATCTTCTTTCATATCAGCAAATCTGTTAAAGATATCCACAGGGCTTAATCCTGCAAACTTACCTTTATCAAACTCAGTTTTCTTCAACAGAGTATCGATTTGGTTGTAAACAACCTCTTCTTTAGTATCCTCTGAGACAGGTAACCCTAACAATCTTGCTACTTTACGTTTTTTCTCTGGAGTCATAGACTCAAACTTAACAATAGCTTTGTTGATAAGTTGTTTTTTCTTGTACATAACTGCATTTTCAATCTCATCATCAGCTACATAGAACTGAGTATCTGCGGGATATTCTCCACGCTCCCAAGCACCATGGCTGGAAGCAATTGTTGGATGCACTCTTAACCAAGCAAAAGCAATCTCCTGAAATGGAATAGATAAGTCAAAGTAGTTATCACCATCCAATAACTTCACAGGTTGAATGTGAGCATTATCATCTGAAGACTTTGATAGTGCATAGTTCCAATATTGGGCTCTAGGGCCTAAATCTATTTCACCTAATGCATCCTGTAGCTTGTCTCGCAGTTTAGTAACTCTCTCCACCTCTAGTTCTCTTTCTTGGGGATCTTGAATCCTTTGGATATAAACTGCTGTTGGGTCAAGTCCTGTTCTATACTTGCCATCGATTTCTTTATATGGAAACTTAAAAACTCCTGTACCAGGAATTCTAGTTAGACCTTTTTGAGATAATCCACCTTGCATTGTCTGCATTTCTACGCTACTGTACTCTTTCTTAAGCACAGATATCTTGCCTACTCTACTTACCATGATTTAGTTGTTTATTGGTTTAGTTGCGAGGGTAGGACTCGAACCTACGACCTCTGGGTTATGAGCCCAGCAAGCTACCTACTGCTCTACCTCACTATTTGTTGATGTTTGTCATTGAAGACCACAGCAGACTGACATCAATTTGAGAAAGAATCCTCCCTTCGGGAGAGAGAGTTAGGGAGGATTCAGACTCTATGGTTATTAGAATTGAGGGATTTCTTCGATAAGAACTGTTCTTGACAAGTCCTCGATGAATACATCACATCTATCTTTCATCCATAATTCATACCCTGGGAATTTGTTAGCAGAAGACATTCCTTGAGACTTAGCAAAACCTAAGTGGTGTCTAGTACCATCAATATAACCCCAAGTCATTGAAGGTGCTCCTTTCAATCTCACCTCACGAATGTTGTTCACCATTGAACCATCTGACATAGGAGAAACATCAAACACAAAGAATACTGGTGTTGATTTTTTGTTTTGTCCAAATTCAAGATTAGTTTGTGGTAAGTCTAATTCTTTAAGGTGTACCAATTCAATTTTACCTGTCTCACGAGTGATCATAGAGTCAAAAGCAAAGTTGTAAGTGATATGTTGTCCTTCACCTTGCATGTATCTGTTTCCAGAGTCAGCAACAAATGTAAGACCAGAATTAAGGGCATCTGTTTTTAAAGCTTGTTGGAATACGTCGAATCCAGCTTCATTGGTGTACATTTTAACACGTCTGTCTTTTACATCCACACGTCTGTAGAACAAATCTCCGAATACAGAGCGCAAAAGGTTTGCGTTGAATTCTCCTCTGTTGTACTGTACAAGGTTACCATTGTTACGCATTCTGTAGTAAACACCTGCAGATACACGTTTCAATTCTTGTTTAGAACCTCCAGTTTTCACTGTACCTGGTTGAGACCAGATCATACGTTTAACTTTTAGTTCCAACATGCTTTTTCTCATCATAAACTCGATGAAAGGTTCCCATTTAACATCATTACGAGTTAAAGGTAATTCACCACGTCTTTGAGGAGCATATACTAAAATGTCCAAAGCTTTTCCACCAGAATCTTTCAACATT